TAATTGCTACACTATCAACAACACCACCAGTAGCAGTGAAGTCAACAGTTAAACCTGTACCAGATCCAGTAGATGTTGTTGCAGCTCCAGTTCCAGTTGCTGCGTATCCAGAACCACCAGCAGTGATACCACCGAGAGCGTTAACTGTACCAGTTGAAACTGTGATGTTGACTGATAATCCTGATCCGTTACCACCTGTGGTTGATAGACCAGTAGCAGATTTATATCCTGTACCACCTGTTGTTACTGCTAAAGTTGTTGCTACACCAGTATCAGGAGTGTCTAGGGTATCTGTTGTAGTTAGCAGAGTTGATGGATCATCAAGGATAACAGCAGCAGTGTAATCACTTGAGTTCCAACTAAGAACTTCTGCTGTCTTACCACTTGAGAATGTTAAGTTAGTACCAGCAACCATTCCTGCAGGAACAGATGAGAATGTAATATACTGGTCTGCACCACGGTCGGCAACCACAACGTCTAGTGCGTTACCATGTGTACCTGCGGTTTTTGCTGCGAATTTCCATGCAGGATTACTTCCTTTAATTCTAGAAGAGTAATCTGTGCCGTTTTCGATAATTGCTGCTGCACCTGCATTGACTGCTCCAGTCTTTGCACGAACAACAGAAAGACGTCCACCATAGTTCAAGAACTCAGATGCAACGAAGAAATCGTCTGCATTAGAGTCACCTGGTGATCCGAATGTTTCTATTAGTTCTCTCTGTGAAGAGATCGTGATGACTTCATTAATCGGACCCTTCTGAAAAGTTGAAACAACTGCAGCAGTAACTGCTGAAGAGTTCACAACTGTACCAGCTGTAAGGTCGCGTTCCTTAATGACTACACCAGGCGAGATTTGACTTGCCATGTTTTTCTCCTGAAAAAGTACCCAAATTTTGTCTACAGTTATTTATTATTTTGGATGCTTTAGACGGGGAAACAACGCATGAACACTTTACCAGTCTGGATATATCCAGTCTTCACGTCTACTTTTATTCTTTCTAGATGCTGTAACTCTCTTTACAGTACAATCCTTACATTCATAGGAATACCCAGAAGGTAATCCTTTCTTTTGTTTCCTTACAAGATAGAAATCTTCAATTAAAACCTTTTGTTGACCACATGTCCTGCATCGTCTTTCTTTGAATAAAAGATGTTCCAGACTGAACTGATCCCCAATATCCATCAGTAGTTCCACATATAACCGACTTCTTCTTGTTTGTCTCCATATTCCCACAGGTTTCCGTCTGCGTCCAAGAAGGTATCATCACCCATACCATCATCGACAAACCCAAAGGGAGCCATGTCTTGCTCAATTTGATTACGTTGTTCTTCATATATCCTCCTACGAACATCTTGATCAGTCATTTCTTTGAAGTAGTCTTGCATGACTAACCATGCAAACAATACCATACACATAACTAAGTCATCATGGTATCCTTCATCTGCTTCCCACGCCTGTTTCTTTTGTACAAACGTGGTCAGTTCTTGGAAGATATTAAAGTCATTAAACAATAACTTGTCTTCTTCAATAATTGCTTTTAGATTAGCACAACCAATTTTCTTTACGGTCACACTCATCTTAACACCTAATTGTGTTTTTGATCCTGAGAATCCTTGCCCCACGACTTGACCTGCTCGCCCACGCATAGCACACATAAGAATGTTAGGATATTCAAGATCGTAATTAAGAGTAGCAGCGATAGAGTCTCCAATGTCGTTTACCTCAACTAAAATGTACGGACTATTATATTCTTTTGCAACCTGAAAAATTACCGAGGGAAACAGTACAGGCTTAATCTCATTATTTCTGTATTTCGCAACGATCTGATACGGCATACTGGTGATATCAAACACGATGAAAGCAGAATAGTCGCCACCGATTCCTCGGGCAACGTCAACAGTAATGATATATTCGTGATCTTTTTCTGCTCTCTTAAAAACGTCAAGTCCTGCATTGCTACTAATAGGGTCAGTGAAAGGGATAGTTTGTAGTTTTGCTGGACTAATTAAAGTATCAGCAGAACCAAGGAAGTCACACTCAAATTCTTGAGCGAACTGTCTCTTAGAAGTGTTCTTTATAGTTTCTTCTTTCCATTTTGCATCTCTACCTGGAACTTGAGACCAGTGTACTTCGTTTGTAACATAGTTATTTTTACCACGTCTAGCATCTTCCCACATCTTATAGAAGTGGTTCATACCATTTGGTGTAGATATAACAATTACTTTAGTTGACCTACCAGAAGTAATAGTAGGATAAACCGAGGCAAAGAATTGCTCTGCGACGTGGTTAGGGACGAATGCAAACTCGTCAAGGAATAGAATGTTAAAGGACATACCTCTAACTGCACTAGCAGAGGTAGAAGCAGCCAATATTTTAGATCCGTTTTCGAGTTCGACATTACCCTTATTCCATACTAAAATTCCATGTTGCATCCATTTTGGTAAGTTCTCATATGCTAGTTGTAACCTACCTAATAGTTCTCTAGCAGTAGATGCTTTGTTTGCTAGGATACCTATATTTACACTATCATAAAATATAGCATAATATAAAAGGTATGCAACCACAGTCGTAGACTTACCAGTCTGTCGTGGTAGTTTTGCTATATTGAATCTATTATTATGAAAGTCTCTTAGAATGTCTTTTTGAAAATCATACATGTTGAAAGGCACTAGACCCTCATCAAGAGAAATGATTTTTATATAATTGGTAGCAAAATATATTGGGTCTTGCTTACACTTGACCCATTCATTTATTTGTTTCTTTGTAAATTGAATCTGGGTACCCGCTTTCTTTAGATTCGGATTACCTAGATATATTTCATTTTGAGACACAACAAATATTAGTTCAATATTATTATTTAGATGGCGTAAGGGAAAAAGAACTCATCCATCATAAGATTAGCATTATCCTCACCAAAATTACTAGACATGTATCCTAAGATAGGATCTAGTTTTTTCATGTAAGTATCAAAGTCTTGATAAAAACTTATGTCTTCTCCAGTAGGTTTTGCATCATCAATCATCTTACGATAGGTTTCAAGATACAGTCTAAACTCAGGTAGATAGTAATCAACTTCATCAAAGGTACAATACCTTACAAAAATATTCTTTGAAAAATGATTACCCATCTCAAAGAACCGATACTCTTTCTCTGCCTCAGGTAAACCGTCTACAGAGAACACATGTCTTTCTACTGGATGTTGAAAATCAAATACTATGATAACTTTCTTTTGAAAGAATCCCATGAGATCCATACCAAAACAGGGAAGGTTATGTCCTGTCTTGGGATAGATTACATTGTTATAGATACTTGATTTATCATTTTGAATATCTACTCGTCTTGATTTTATAAAATGTGGAGCAGTAAAAATATCTGCTGTTAAAGTAAGATCATTTTTACCTTTCCATTCACACCAGCGTGAATCAAATTTAAACTCAGGGAAAACATCATCAAGAACTTTTTTATAGTTAACCCAGAGATCAACTGTGTTTATCATCATAAGTTAGTATAGCATATATTACAAAACTCACTGCTACTACGAGAATGAATACCATAATATTTACGCTATGTACTACGGTCATTTTTGTTGTAATTTTTGTACTGCTGTTGATGCTTGTATTGCAGGTATGTCATTCAATCCATTTACATCGAACCAAGGAGCATTCTCCCAATCAAATCCTTCTCCAAATGTATTGTCTGCCTGTTGTACATACCAATGACATTGAGCATCAGGAACATCTACTGCACATACTGCCCAATCATCTGTCCACTGTGGAACCTGTACATACAATACTGGTATATCAGCACGAGCAACCGTAGGCAATCCTATTAGGATTCCCCATACCAAAGTTAAAAGAAACCCTATGGTAACTAACCTACGTCTCATTTTTTATTAACCTCTCTGTAATCGAGTTGAGCAGCAATCGCCATTCCTACTGTGTAAAGAGCATAACCACCACCAAATATAATAAAGAGTTCAATCATTTTTTAAAAACTCCTAGTTTTGCTAAAACGTAAACTCCTAAGATTGTCCAGAAGACTACTTCTAATCCAACATTATTCATAATAGTTATTCTCCTAACGTATGTATAACGGGTTTTTCTGTCTTTAGTATATTATACAGCTCCATGTTCTCAGCTGTGGATACTGGATAAAACTCAGCAGAAGGATCAAACCCATCGTATCTCTTTGCCTGATTAATTACTATAGATCCATTCTCCCCTGATACTGATCTATGGAATGTACCACGAGGTATTACCAATGCACCACTATGTACATTGAGGTGTACAATATGATATGGATATTTCCAAATTCTATTAACTAATTCAAAAGTTCTCTCACCTGATATTACTCTATTACAATCATCTTGAAAACTATGAATATAAAACTGTTTACCTCCTACACAATCTGGTGGAGGTGATACTGCAGGACCTGTGTGTACTACTAGGTCACTAGCATTTGATTCTTCTACAGATATATCATAGAAGATAACATCATCAGTTTCACGAAACACACGGTGTCTCTTGAAATTTATATCACCCATTATGAATCAAAATACTTTTGTAAAACTGAAATACGTTCTTCTTCTTTAGAAATTAAATCAACCTGATCAATAATTGCAGCAAGAACATCAGGATGCTCTCCAATACCTACAGGATTTTTTAAATAGATCTCGATGTTGAGTCTTGCTTTTTCAATGTTGCCTTCAGAACTTGCCTTAAGGGCTTTTAAAATTTCGTTTCTCATAATATTTAATTATTAATCGAAGTCTATACCAACTTCGTCTTGTACATCCCTGTCTAGATCAGGGAGATGTGTTTCCACCCAATGTTCTTTATTGTCTATGCCTGCCGCTTCGACATATCTCATAATGTGTTGATCAATTTGTTTATAAAGATCATGAAGGTTTAAATCCATTCTAACATCATGAGCAATCTCTGATACCTGTTTTTCTGTAAGGCAGTGATCAGGATGCAATAGATCACAACAAGGGATTCTTTTTTCAATCAACTCATTAAGGTTGATATTGATTTCGTAGTCTTGATGTACAGTCATTTTCTTACTATTAGGGTATCTTCTTCGTCATCATCGTCTTCAGATCTGAAAACTAATAACTCAGTTCCATTTTCAACTTCAGACATCTCTGGGTGTACACCTTTACGAGATGGTCTGTCTACATATTTTTCCATGCGACTAAAAACAAATCCCATGGATCTCCACATAAAAGCAAATGCTCCACCTGCAACAGCAGCAAAACAAATGAAATACATGAAGACAGTTGTATCGTTCATTTTAACAACTCAATAGCATTTAGGAGTTCTTGAGAATGATGTAACTCATCGTCTTTAATCTCCTGTATTCTAGCATCTTCTGGATGAGACTGCAAATATTTGTCATATGTTTCTGCTGCATGACATTCTACTTCATATGAGAGATGGTATGCAGAGCGAGGAGCAATCCAGTAGTATGCTACATTGACCCAGTAATATAAGAGAACAAGATGTCTTGCTAAAAAACGATCTACCCAATAGGCATTACCGCCTTTACTCTCCATGTATTCTAGATGTTCTGTTTCATTTACTGATTGATCGAAATGCTCTTTCATTAAGTAAAGGTGCTCAGGACCTCGTAGTCCCATGCTCTCACGTAAATGAAGGACACTCAAAAAAGCAAAATAGGGTGCTCGAGCAATTTCCTCTAACACCCAAAATCTTTGAAAGTCTCTTCCTTTATATAGAAAGTCAATGATAGCAACCGTTATGTTTAACGTGATTTCATTGAATCTAATCATCTTAATGCATTAACTTTTTCTACTATCTTATCTATAATGTCTATATCAATTCCCATAAATGGTGGTATTACACCAAGCAAACGTAGTGTTCCATCTAGGAATAATGCTAGACAAGTAAATCCTAATATCATACTAATAACAGTAGCATCTCTATTGTGCTTCTTCATTGACTCCTCATCAATGCGTCTTGCTTCTTCTAGAGTTTCTTTGAGTAATTGTTCTACTTCGTCTTTAGTATAAAAACTACCTAATACAGGAAGTCTCATAAAAGGTTTGATACCAGAGAATCCTTGAAACACACCTTTTTCAAAAGGTTTTATATCTGAAAATGGAAAGTTGCTAATCATCGTGATCATCCCATGGGTCTGTTAAATTTTTATTCGCGAAGAATCCTTTGTAAATTCCAAACGATGCTAACAATACAGTGATAACTGCTATTGAAATTCCTAAGGTAAAGTTAGGATCAGCATTGTAATGTGGAATTATTGCGTTGCACTTAGTCCATGTCCCAGGTAGGGTATAGACTGGTGGGCAACTTGCTAGAATCATCATTAGATAAGTTTTGATCATGGTAAGTTATCAGTTTATGAATCAAATCATCATACTGTTCCCACATCCATTCACTACCTGTCTGATCTTGGTAAGTCCTACAAGCAGTTATTAGACGTAGTATATCATTAGTATTAAGACGCATTCAATTCAAAACTTTCTTTAATTATAGTAAACCGTACACAAATTGTCAAATACGTCAGCAATTCCAAGCACGAAGCGACTTATTAATTCTTGAATCTGGATCGCTTGCGGTCTTTTTAGAAGTTAATTTCTTTTTCATACCCTTCATTCTCGCACAAAAGCTCGCTCTACGAGGGTTCCCAACTTTTTTTGTAGGTGCCTTAAGGTCGCTTCCTGGATTTTCTCTCTCGTAGCTTTTACGTCCTTTTTCATTTAGACCTCCAGACTTATTTTTACCTGCTTTTTTAGTCCATGCAGCTTCAGTTAGATTTTTAATATCTGAGTATGACTTCATGAGAACAGAGTATTTTAGTTATTTATCATTTAATTTACTTAGATTTCTATCCATACCTCCATGCATGTTCTCCCATTCTTTATAAGGAGACTTATGTAAATTCATTGCTGCACATACACGTCTACCTTCTGTTGGTTTGACTCGATGCTCTAAAATACCAGGGAACATTACAAGCATTCCCTCCTTTGGATGTAGATCTAGTCTATCTTCAAAACATAGAGGTGATGCATTCTCCTCGACTTCTATGTAATAGACTGCTGCCCAGTCTGCTGGATAGTGCCCATGTTTTCTAGCATGATTTCCTTTACTGTATTCTGCAATCCAAAAGTTATCAACTAGAAATGGAATTTTTAAATCATTCTGGTAGTAACTAGATAATTTTTTTGCTACATCTAAAGAATAATTAAGAAGTTCACTTACAATAGGTTCTGGACATTCTACATGCATATCAAAACTACTTCTCCAATCTGTTTTTAGATTAGACATTTTAGTTCCAAGATACTTATGCCTATGTCTTTCAATATATTCTTTTAGTTCTTGATTAATTCTTTCAAAATCAGGAACTGTAACTGTAAATACAGGACAAGGTTTATCTACTTTTTGAATTTTTATTGGTTGTTTTCCTGGATTATCCAGACTGCGACTCACGTTTCTAATATAAGATGGTCCGTTCACCGTTTACCTCCACCCATTTTTTTGAGCATTTTTTGTAGTTCAGTTGTGCTACCAACAAACATCGCATTGTTAGTAATATTT